CGTAACTGGCGTAACTGGCGTAACTGGCGTGACAGGTGTTACTGGCGTGACAGGTGTTACTGGCGTGACAGGTGTTACTGGCGTGACAGGTACCACGGGCAATGGTAGCGGCGGTGACGGTGGTGGCGGTGGTGGTGGTGGCAGCTTACTTGCTGCGGCTGGAAAACCTTCCGCAACAACGCCAGAGTATTTACCCGGTGCTAAGTTTAGCTACAAAGAAAGACCCGATGACCGGCCAATTTTAAATCCATTATTATTTTCGCTTGCAGGTTTATCTGCTTCTTCGGAACCAGCGCAGCAAGACCTACATACAACGTTAGGGACAACAGTGTTCAACCCACAAGCGCAAGCCGCAACAAGGGCAACAGTACAAGCGGCACAGGAACCTGCACCGCAAAGTGATTTGCAAGCATTTTTTGATGAAGAAGAACGCAAACGCAGGGAAGCGGAGTGGGAGTATACTAGTGAGCCTGAAGGTTTTGCCGCGGGCGGTCAGGTACCATCACACCCCGCCGGAGAGCCAGAGTTTTATTCCCAGGGTGGTTTGGGGACAATGTACGTACAAGGCCGTGGGGATGGTACCTCGGACAGCGTGCCGGCGATGCTGGCCAATAACGAGTTTGTCATTCCCGCGGACGTCGTTGCGGCACTAGGAAATGGTTCTAGTGAGGCTGGTGCGGGTGTACTGGAGAAATTTATGATCGAGATTAGAAAACACAAACAATCACATGACCCAAGTCAATTGCCGCCACAAAGCGCAGGACCCTTGGAGTATTTAGCTCAAGCAACGAAGAAGGGACGTAAATAATGGCCAGCGTATTTGACTCATCAAAAACAACAACCACCACACTGCCCCAGTGGTATACAGACGCGCAAAAAGATGCAGCGGCAACGGCAAAGACTGCGTTTACTGGAGCGACACCCGCCGCAGACACGGCTAACGCCGCGTTTGCTAAAACGTTTGGTACTGAGGACAACCCGTACACAAAGTCAATAACGGGAATGACGGACATTATCTCCGGCAACGCTAACGCGTTTTCTCCGGATGGTACCCCAAACGCTGCTAGTCCATTGGGTGCGTTGTTTGCGGCACAGAACGCGCAGTTTAATCAGGTGTTGCCAGGTGTCACAGCCGCAGAGGGTGCAGCAGGAATTGGTAGCGGCGCGTTTGGTTCCTTGCGTGGTCAGACCGCGACCAACACAGCACGCGCTGGTGCGTTGTCTAACCTAAACGCTGCACAGATGAAGGCGATGCTTGACGCACAAGGACAGTCTATTCAAGCGGGTTCTGCAGCGGGCAATATTGGCCAACAGTACGCCAAAACTGCGGGCGACCTTACCGACTGGCAGCAAATGGGTGGGCTAGACATCGCCAAAAAGTATTCCGACATTATGGGCGGCATGGCGACGACGTTGCCCACCACCGTAACGTCAACAGAAAGCAAGGGCGACTACGAGAATTTCTTGAACGCAATTAGTGCCGCGGGGGGTATTTTTGAAAAAGGCGGTAAGGCGTGGGATGACATTACAAAACAAATGCCTTGGCTTAAAAGTATTTATGATAAGGTTACAACTAATCCTGATTATTCTTTGTCCGGTACAGGCATGAGTTCAGAAGGATCTGGCGATGGTTTGCCTTAATTTAATGTTTTTGTTAACACCGATATTAATACACAAACAAGGCAATTAAATGGCTGATCAATACATGGACGAAGAGTCAGGCGGACTGCCAACAGACGAGACGATGATCAAAGAGACGCGCCCGACTACAAAGGGCGTCTCCTTAGAGGCAAAGCAAAGTGCCGAGATACGTGCGAAGTTGATGGAGATGATCCAGGCCCGTGAGGCTGAGAAAACGGGATTTAAGGCCCTCATGGAACACCTTGCCATTTCTGGTGGTCCCGGCTCGTTTCAGTCCAGACAAGACAAGTACAACGCCAACCAACAAGCGCGCGAACAAGACATCTACAACAAGCGCATGGGTGTCGCGCAACTGGACACGGAGCAGGCGCGTCTGGCCCAGGCCCGTGCACAGGCCCAGCGACAGTTGCAACAGTTTAAGGGTATGCTTGGTGGCCCTGGAGGTAATGCTACGGGGGTCCCCCTGGGTGCTGCAGAGGCATACAATGCGTTATCGCCGAAGGAACAGCAATCCTTCTTGGCGTTGCACGAAATTAACCCTCAGGCGGCAATATCAAAGCTAATTTCGCGACAAGCGCCATTAAAGCCAACAGACTTTGAACAAAATTTAGCAAAAATACCTGGACTTAGTGAAGAGCAAATACGAGACCTTAGGTTGACTAACATTGCCCCTGGTGCGGGCGAGATGATTACCGTGTTAAATCCTGAAACAGGGTTCTCAGAACAAATTTCTAAGGTAGAAGCACAACGTCGTGCTTTTAAACAACAACAGCCACCTCCTGGTCCGTTGTCTACAACTGCACCACCAGCAACGTCGTCTGTAGCGCCAATTGATATTGAAGGTGGTGGTGGTCCGCTTTCTCAAAAGAATATTCGTCCTACTGACCTAGTAGAAGCGTCACGATACGACGAAGCAAAATTAGACGCGGCTAATACTCAAAAGGGTGTGTTGCCGTTTCAAGACGATACCGTTGTTGCTGCAGCACCTCCAGTGGCAGTAGCACCTCCAGTGGCAGCGGCACCTCCGCGTGTAGCGGCACCTCCAGTGGTAAAACCACCGGCAGCAGCAAAACCACCGGCAGCAGCAGTGGAACCAGGGGTCGTACCAGGTAAAAATCCTTACCCTAAAAATGACCCACGCTGGGCCACAAAACAAGATGAATTAGCAAAAGAAGCCGCTGCCGTGGCAGAAAATATACGCAAAGAACAAGAAATTGCGCGTCAAAAAGATTTAGACGTTGAGCGTAATAGGAAAACAGAAGAAGGAAAACTTGAAGTTAAAAAAGAAGACGACGAGAAAACGGCGCTGTCTGCTCGCGTAAGTGAAACCGCTGCAAGTAAGCCTTACGCGCAGCGTATTGCGGAAAATGTTGATAAGATTCCGCCAAAACTGTTAGGTATGCTTAACCAGGGCACCATTAAATCAGCTATTTTAGACTTTGTTGATCAAGGTGTTTCTGCGGGCACTATTGGTACCGTTAATATTCCGGGACTTAAAAGCGCAATTTTAAAACTCGATCCGCTAGTGGTTAAAGACCAAAGAACAGACGGCAGCAACCCGACTTTAGAAGCGTATCAAACAATTATTAACGACGCCGCAAGACTTAGTTTGTCGTTTGCTCGTGCGGTTAATAAGGGCATGGGGTCCATGTCAAACTATGAACGTCAAATTGTCAAAGACGCCGTCGGCACAGACCCGTTTAGGGTTGGCGCTAGGGGATTAAAACTGATGGCCAAAGCAGTCGAGTGTGAGGCGGCAAACGCAGCAGACCAACAGGCGTTGTGGAATGCAATGCAAGCAAAAGGCAAATCTTGGAAAGAGTATAAAAGCAGCCCACAACTTGCTAACATGCTTAAAAATCAAGAGAAACGCACCGCGGAAGCAATGGGGCTTAAACAATGAGTTGGTTAGACGAACTGTCTCCTAAAAAGCGGGCCATTGCGGGTAAGGTCATCGCCTACGCCCGCAAGCATGGCGTACCTGAAAACGTCGCGCTGGGTATGGCAATGCAAGAGAGTGGTTTTGATCAGTCTAAAAAATCTGGTACGGGGCCCGTTGGTGTTATGCAGGTAGGCAGAAAAGCCTCCAAAGATTTAAAAATTAATCCGAAAGATGTAGATCAAAACATTGAGGGTGGTATTCGGTATTTTAAGCAAATGCTTGACCAACACGGCGATGTTGATAGCGCGCTTGTCGCGTACCACGACGGCCCAAATAGTCCGTTTTTTAAAGGCGGTGACATGAGTCCCGCGGCCAAGAATCACATACAAAAAGTAAAGGGTTACGCGGGTATGGCCGATAACACACAATCTAAAGTAAAAGTAAAGCCAGAGGAAGATGAATTCAACGTTCCTTTGACTGAAGTAAAACCTCTTGACTTTACTGCGTCATCCTTTGTGCCGCCTCCACCGCTTTCTAGTTCTGGATCAAGTCCTGCAGGTGCTGCTGACGTTGCTTCATTTCTTGGAGGCTTTACAACGGGCGCTGCTAGAGGACAGTCACGTCAATTATCCGGTAAAGCACAAGACAGAGAAATAAAAAGGAATGCAGAAGAACGAAAATCAAAACAACTTCAGTTTGATGTATTACAAGCCACAAAGGGAAAGACTGCGGGGCAAGACGTTTCAAATTATATTCACGGGCAATTAGGTCCAGCAATTGTTGACGTTGCTAAAAAAGGACAATACACGCAAAAAGGTGTTGCTGAACAAGGCGAAAAGGCGGCATTACTGGCTCAAAAAGCAGAGGCTATTGCTCCTGATCAATTTCGTCTTACTCCGGAATCTAAGATATTTATTCCTCGCGAAACTAAAGGAAGTGTGCCTGCGCCTTTAGTTGTAGAACCAACGCTTCCAGAAACAGAAAAAAAAGCGGGTTTATCGGATACAACAGCGGCTAAAAAACCAATTCCTGGGTTTGGACATACAACAGCTTCTGGTGCGTTTGGCGGAATTGCTGGACAACAAGCGTATAGTGCAATTGAAAACCTTATGCAAGGCAACGTTTTAGAAAGTCTTAAAAGCGCTGGAACTGCGATAGGCGCTGGCATAGCATCAGAAGCGCGCAATCCAAGGTTAAAAGCCATTTTGGGTTTGGGAAGTGCGGCTGCGGCATACGGGCCGGAACTTTGGGACGATATACAAACGTACATAACATCAGGCAACAAACCACCAGAAGCAGAAGCGCCGCCTGTCAACCGCGCGGAAGGCGGATTGGCACAGTACGGGCTGCTACACAGCGGTCAGGGTGCAAAGGGCAAGGGCTACTTTGGTCCGCTGTCGAGCCAGGACATTGGTGATGGCGGCCCCGTGGACTACTCACTGGGTGCGCAACCGTACTCGACTGAGTTGTCGGCAGAGAACGACGAGTATGAGTACCCTACGATGGTCCCAGGTCTGACACGCGAAGAGTTGGACCACCTGCGTGCGGGCCACGAGCCTACGGACGACATCATTCGTAAGGCGGAGGCACACGCAGAAAAACGTCGTGCGTCGGGCAGAAGCCCGTTTTCACAGCCTGATGAACTTCGTTACCCAGTACCTAACATGGCCGGCGGTAAGCTGGTGGGTGACGCATTAAAAAAGTCTATTAGTTCTGCCGCAAAACCTGCCTGGGAGTATGGGGCACAAAAGGCGGGTAAGATGTCCGATTGGGCGCAAAACTATATTGATCAATACCTTGTTCCCACCCAAGCGGATCGCATGGGTGGCGTAGGGGGGACAAGTTTTTCTGCAAATCAATTGGGATTACCAGAATATGCTGGACGTGCATGGGGCAGTGCCAAACCACACGCAGCTACGGGACTTAAAAATCTAGCCTTAGATCCGCGTTTTGGTGGAGTAGAAAATCAAATTTTTACCCCTTTGATTGGTTCAAAAAATATGCACCAATCAAATCAACTTTCTTTTGACGCATTAATGGATGAGTTTTATCGTAATCCAGAAAAACTAACCCCGGAACTTCGTCAAATGATTAATTCATTTATGCAATCCGGCGGACCTAAAAAAACAGGAAAACTTCGATTTAACCCAATGGAAGGTTTTGATATTGCGGATAAAGACTTGGTGCGCGATTTAGGACAAACTTTTGATTTACGAAAAGCAATTTCAACGCACGCATTTGGTGGTGAAGGTTTGGGCGGCAAGAAAGCACAAATAATTCCGCACCAACAAATTTTAACGGAGTTAAGTGACCCAATGGTATCTGGAGCATCGACAAGTTCTTTAGGTCCTCGCGCGTTTAGGTTGCGTGGGCAAACAGAGGATATTCCTCGTCCAGATTTAAATAAGGCCTATCCATATATAAACTTTGGTACCGACCTTGATGTGACATTTAAGCCTGTGCCTGGTGAACTTGGATTGATGGACTTTGGAAACCAATGGCGAAAAGATGTTAACAAAACTTTGCCTCTTAAAAGTGGCGGGTTAAAACAACCCGGGTACTATGAATACACCATGGGATATAAGCCTCAAAAATCTGCACCCCGCATTTATCCACGACAACAAATGACAGAAGAATGGATTAAAGAACTTCAACGCAGCGGTTTTGCAAAAGGCGGGTTGGCAACAGTTTAGTGGTGGGGGGAAACGGACAAAGAAGCCGCCTCCCCCACGTTTTTATTTCCTGTAGCGTGTGTCGATCCAAGACTCCGCCGCAAGAGGAAAATCTGAGGCCCATGTCGGTGGCCTCGTCATCTCCAGCATCATCAACTTCTCAATCTCTTTTGCATCTTGTTCCAGGGCCAACGAAAGGATTTCATCGTGTACGAGATTGATTATACATACTCCTTCACCTTCAAGCCGAAGGGCAGGCTCGGCAAGAAAATCTCTTGCAGTGCCCTGAACGGAACTCTGGAAAATGCTGGAGCCTATCAGCTTGTTACGTCCCCACTTACGGGTGAAGGTGTTCTGACTGACGACGTAGATCATGTCCGTCAACTTACCCCATGGGGTGTACTCCTCCACGACCTCAGGACGCTGCCAACAAATTAGCCGACCGCTGGGTAGCTGCATCCACAGCGTGCTGCCGGTGACCTTCAGCAACACCTTCCCCGCCCTAAACGCCTTCCCCGGGTTACGCGTCGCTTCTATCGCCGCCTGACCCATGAGGTACCAGCAGTTCTTCACCTTCGCGTAGGACGTCCTGTACGCGTTGACTGCCTCCTCCGCCTGCCCTAGTGACAGCATGACACCCATACCGTCCGCGTACTCCACCAGCCCCTTGGCCCCTTGGCCGAACATGCACCCGAGTACAGCACTTTTACTCACCTGACGCATGTCCTTCGTTACGGCGTCATACTCGACGTGGTAGAGGCTGGTAGACGCAAACGTCTTGTACTCGTCCAACCCCTTACGGAAAAGTTCTACCTTGTCGTTCTGTCCCGCGATCCATGACGCGACCCGGTTCTCGATGGACGACAGGTCGGCGTCAACGAACACGTACCCCTTGGGTGCCTTGATCGCGTTACGTACCACGGAGGAACATGTGTCCATCGTCATGTCGCCAAATCGCGCCTTTAGTAACGCGTGGTCCCCCTTGACAAGTCCCAGGTCGACCGTCTCCGCGATGTCTTTGTCCTTCATCCAAATCGCTGGACGTGCGATGTTCTGCAGGTTGATGCCACGACTGGCCCAACGGCCGGTAGACGCCCCATGGAACACAAGACCGTTCCTAATACGCCCGCCGACCTGCGTCTCGGCCATCTTGCTAAACTTGGACACGGACGTCTTGGCACCCTCTGAGCGCAGCTTCAGGACGGTGTCAATCTTCTTGTTGGCGTGCGTGTTCTTTGATTCTTTTTCAATAGTCTCAGCCTGCATGTTGGGCAGGTTAAGGCCATTCTGTTGAAACCACTTCAGCAACTGGTCGCGCTTGGTGACCTCGATGCCGCCTGTTAGGGCCATTATCTCGGTGTTGATGTGTGATAGCTCTTTGTCAACAACACTTATGATGTGTTTTAACTCCGTGGGATCCACGGGGACACCCCTTTGGTTGATCTCCTGCGTCAGTACCCAGACGCTTTGTTCTTGCTCTGACAGAGGGCGCAGGCCCTTGACGATTGACATCTCCGTCTGCACGTCACGTCGGCAGTATTCAAAGAACTCCGTCATGAGTTCCGGGTCCTCATTAAACTTGCCGTCCCTTTTGGGCTTGCTCAAAAGCTGGATTAATTTCTTGCCCCGCTTGTCTTTCTGGAACTCGGCACCCGTCACCTCGCCGGCGGTGTCTAGCGCCTGTGGGAGGTTGTTAGCCGCGGCAATCGCCATGGAGTCAATTAGCTGGGTCCATTTAATCTGTGGCCACCCGTGTCTGGCACCGACTCGGTTCCAGATGTGCCACTCAAATGCCGCATTCCATGCGGAGATTAATCCGCTATTCTCCGCATAATCTAGGACCCACTGCGGGACGTCCTTTGGTGCCCAAACCTGGACATCGTCGGGTGTGTAGCCGGCGGCTATACAAACAATTTCTGTAGATAAATCGGAAGAGTAGACATCAAGCCCGCGATCTTTTAGTTCGATGCGGCTGCGTGTTTCAAAGTCGATGGAGAGTATTGTAGACATGTATTGCTCCTAAGGCAGGCAGACGTATCTGCAGAGAAAAAGACGGGGAGGCGAACCTCCCCGCTAAAAGGACCCACCACTGGGTCACACCATGAAAGACCAACTAAACATAACGCTCAATCTCACGATCAAGATACCACCGAGCCTTCTTCAGATCCTCAAGTCGCTTACCCTTGTGATCTGATCGAGAAATGTACTTTACCACATTCCCGAGATGGTAGTTTAACTCTTTTGCTTCAATGAAGTCAATCGTTTCAATGCCCCCCGTTTTGTAGTGCTCCGGGTGATTGATGACGTCGTTGCTCATTAACTCCTCCACTTCTTTGTCAGGGCTCCACCTCCAACTGAGGCTCCAATTATGGAGATTCAGCGGAGGGCATAACCATGGGTCTGTTAGATGTCGCACACGCCAGCAACACACGCCAACATCTGTGCACCCTCGACGTTGTCCTTCGTCTCTTTAAACGCGCTCCAATCAATTTTTGGAATCTTGGCCAACAGTGCCTTGTATTCCTCTTCGGTGCACGTCTCGTACGGTGCCTGACGGTATGTGCCGCCGTCGTATGGCAGGAAGGATACGCCCGACATTTCGTCAAAGTATTTCCAGACAAACGCACCCACCGCTGGCCACTCCTCTTCTGTCACGGAGATCGTGACGGAAGGCTTGTGCTCGCACCAGTGACGTTGGTACTCAAGCCACAACTCCAAGTGCTCAATGGCGTTGACCTCGTCGCGTGTCGTGGCACCCTCTGGAGCCCGTTGCGCAAAGCTAAACACGGTCGTCGTGTTGGGCTTCATGACACAAGGCTCTGATGGTACACCCTGCTCGATCAAGAACTGCGTCAAGGGGTCCTTGCTGTCGCCACGTACTCTGCGAATATAAAATGGTGCGTGACGTGGGTGGATGCCGCTTGCTGTGTCCGTCAACTGGCTTACGGTACCACTTGGCTTGACTGCGGTAATTGCGGCAGACTCCGGAATTTCCAGCAACGACGCAAATTCTTTATTTGCATCTTCCGAAACGGTTCTCAGAATGCCCAGCCATTGTTCTGCGTGGGTGACGTTGCCGGTGATCTTGTTGTCGTAGATGCCCGTCAACGACACACCCAACAGACGCTCTTCCTCGGTGTTGCGCTGCCAGACCTTGCGCAGGTATGGGAAGTGAGTAAACGTCGCCTGGATGGTGCCCAGGACAGACGCCAAATACACTTTGCGCTTCAGTGTGTCTAGCGTGTCGTCCGCACGAACCATGACCTCCGTCAGGTTACAGAACTGGTACGGGCGCAGGATGATCTCCGAGCATGGGTTGGTACCGAACTCGTAGTCCGGGTCGCGCTTGCCGTACTTGGCTACGACCTTCTTGGCAGCCTCACGGTTGAAAATACCGCGCTCGCCTGAGTGGCTGTTGTAGAGAGACGTCCACTCTTCCAGGAAGGTGCCGACCGTTGGCTTGGAGTCGTACACCGCGCTGTTGTTGGCCAGTGCACGGTGACCGCTCAACTCCCACCAGTTGCCCGACTTCGCGTGACGGATGCGCTCGTCATTTAAGTCGCTTAGTGAGATCATGGCCGAACGACGCACGCCGCCCACAACGACCACCTCACCGATTTTGCACATGATGTCGTGGCACTCGAGGGTGTTCAGCTTGCGACCCTTCGCGTTCTGGAACGTCTTGATCGTAAAGTGGAACAGGTCCTCCAGTGGCTCTGGGCCCGATGCACGGCCACCAAACGTCTTCAACGGGGTGCCTGCTGCGCGTACCTTGCTCACGTCCCATTTTGGGATCTCGCCAGCGTAGAGATTGGCCAGCATCAAACGATACGCCTTCGCCCAGCCCTCTTTGCTGTCGTGCACGGTGATGATGTGGTTTGAGTTAAACAGCTTCTCCGGCACCTCTGGCAGCTTGCTGGTGTACTTAGACTCCACAGAGAAACCGACACCGGTGCCGCACAACAGGATAAACATCGCCTCGTCAAACGACTTGACGTCGTCCACTGGCAAATACGAACAGTTATAGATGCAGGTGTTGTCGCGATCCGCGGCCTTGCCAGCGGTCATCATCGCGCGCATTGAGGGCATGATCTCC